CTAACCTATCTTCAATTTGTTTCTGAACATCAGCAGATCTTAATTGGCCTACTGTTAATTTTTGTTGGTTTCTTACAGCATTATCAAGTCCTTTAGCTAATCCTTTTATACCTTTTACAATATCACCAGCAAATACTTCAGCAACTTCTTTACTTTCATCTTTTACATCTTCAAGAGCGTTTTTAACTGCATTAGATAAATTGTTAGCAATACTAACTATAGTATTTTCAATAACAGATAATTCTCTATTAAGATCTTTTGCTATTTTTTTATTTTTATCTAAATCAGCCATTAAAGGGTTTTATTATAAATATCAAAAGCATCTATTTTTTAGATGCCTTTGTTGAATAAGTAGGTTTTGAGGGTTGTTTTTTAGCGTGTTTAAGAAATTCAGGAGCTGTTACTTTACCATCCGTAGTTAGTGATTTAGTATTACCACTATTTCCTTGGGCTTTTTTAACTCTAGCGTTTTCTTCTACATAAAACTCATTTATTTTTTGAAAAGTAAAATTACGTAACCATATAGGCATATTATAAATAGTATGCCAATCGTAACCACCCTTACCATGAAATACTATGTCATGAATTTGAGCAAATAAGCTTACTCTATATGTCTGTGTCAGGCCAAAAAAAGTTAAGCCCAATGGGCACTGAGATCTCCTCCTCTCCTCCTTCTAATGTGTCAATAGATACTAATAAATCAACATCTGGTTGAAAATCTCTAATATAATTTCTAAATGCTCTTGAATCTTGTGCTAAGAAGTAATTATCCACAAAATTTCTAATATCTTTTGAATCATCAGAACCATCTACAGATACAATCATGTGTTTAAGACGTGTTGATAATTCAGGTGAAGCATTTTTATTAATTTTCTTTAAACCTTTTAATTCATTATCAATTTTAGTTTCATCTTTATGAGTTAAAAGTTTAAATGTAAGCATTGTTTCTGATTTTGGACAAGTAAATGGAAATTCATTTTTACCTTGTTCAAATTGAGATTTATCAAATTCTTTATTTTCTAAAGATGATAAATCTATTGTAACTTTTTCATTTCTGTATGAAAATTCATACTCACTACCATAACCTAATATTCTAGCAGCAATTAATAAAGCATTTTTATCACCAACTATTAAATCTTTATAATCTATTTTTGATACTATTAAAGCTTCTAATAATTTATCTATTACTGTACCTTTTTGAATGTATGATTGGTTTGTTAAAATATCTTCTTCTTTAGCAGTCATGTATTTCATTTCTACTTTTCCAGATGATAATGGGTTGTCTTTTGGGTAAACTATACCATTTGAGGGTAATTCAACTACTTCAGTAGGGAATTTTAATTTTTCTTCACTCATATCTTTTATTTAGTTATAACTTAATTTCGTGTATACATATATAACATAAAAAAAAGCTTGACCGAAGCCAAGCTATTCTTTAATATATTTAAAATTTCTTTTAGAAATTTAATACGCAGTAATCCATTCCTAGAGTTAATGAAACATCTTGAGCTTCCGCTTCAGTATCCCAATTAAATCCTTTAAATGTTGCATCTTTAATAAATGAACCTTTTAATATCCATTCTGATACTACATCACCTACAGGTCCTAGTACATTAATAGTTACATCTTTTTTATAGAAATCAGAATAACCATCTCTACCTGTTACTGATTCGTGGTGTAATCTTACCCACTCCATAACAGCTTGAGCTCCTGATGGTGTAATTGGGTCATATAATGTCATAGACACATCAGCCCATTTAGCTTTACCTTTTACTTTTCTATAAGTATTAATGTGATTAAGTACAATTTCACCTTGCTCTACCTTAATCTCACCTACTTCTTTGATCATATATGATGGTATACCATCTACATACATTATAAATCTATTGGCAACTTTTGGTTCAAAAGCTGTGAAAAACATTTCGTTTGGATTTACTACTGCCATTTTATTATTATTTTATTTTATTATACATATTATATTTTATACTTCTTATGATGGAAATTCAGCTCCAGTTGGTAAAATGTTGAAATCTAAATAAATAAATTCAGCCGTTTTAGTTGGTTGGATATAAATCGCACCTACCATTTGGTTTCTATCAACTACATCTGGTCCATTATTTGCAGCATCCATTTGTACTTTAAAGGCATATAAACCTTGTCTTTGTTGTACTGATTCTAAAAATGGATTTACTTGCGCTAAGAAATTATTTCTTGTTGCAGCTGTGTTTTGTTCAAATACTAAATTATCAGCAATCTGTACAATAAATGATTTTAATGCTATTAATAATCTTCTAACATTAATTCTATCTAATGCTGATGCTGTTGATTGTAAAGTTTTCTGTCCAAATACTACAACTCCTCTTCCTGGGAATGTAGCTATTGGGTTTACTTTACCTGTATATAAACTATCTCTATTAGATTGAGTTAATTTTCTTTGTGCTTGTACTACTGTACTTAAACCACCTCTGTTAATTCCAGCGGGAGCGAACCAAGCTTCACTTGTTCTGTCATTAAACGCATACACACCAGGAATAACCGCTGATGGTACTGCCCATACTAACTGTCTTGAATCTGGGTCATTTAATTGAACCCAAGGCCAATAAGTTGCTGCATATGAATTATCAATTGAAGCAGCTTGTGTTTTTGCTGTTGCAACTGTTCCTCCTGAATAGTTAACTACATCTATAACTGCTATAGCATCTCCTCTTCCTTGTGTATTTGATAATAAGGTATTCATTGGAGTTGCCCAAGTTGAAGATGCATAATATAAACCAGGTGCAGAAATAATATTATATTGATAATCATCTTTATTTGCTAATAAATTAAATGCATCTGTGTATGTTTGTGCTTCTGTTGAAGTCATACCTTGTGAATTACCATCTGTTATTGCATCATAATATTTAGCTTGTGCATATGATGGGAATCCTGTTTTAGAGAATAATTCTCCTTGAGCACCACCAAATGATCCACTTGCATTATCTGGTAAGAAATCAGCATACGCTGGATTTGCTGTTCCATTATTATCAAAATAATCTGGAGTTTTAGCTGTTACTGATTTTACTCTTACGTATCTTGAAGATACTGGGTAGTTTCCAACTGTACTAATATATGGATCTGTTGTTCCAGCTCCATTAAATACTTTTGTCATATTACCTATTATTCTTTCTATGTAATTTGATGCTTTTGGATCTAATGATACATTAGGGAATATTTCTAATACTCTTTTAGCTGTTTGTGTATCATTACCTTGTCTAATAATTACACTAAATGTTCCAGTTGCTACATCTCTTCCTTGTATTTCCCATCTAATATTATTAGAAGTTCCACCAGTTAATGTTCCATTTGCTCCTGTTGTATCTCCAACATTCATTATAGTTCCATCAGATAATGTTTCTAATTCAAAAGCTACATCATCTACTAAATCTGCATCTTGTAAATCTATGTCTATTGCTGTTGTTGGTGTACCAATTACTCCGGCTGCTATTTCAATGTCATTTAAATTGGTAAATGTAGTAGCTCCTTGTGTAACTAACACAATTGAAGTTGGTTCAATTACTAAGTTATTATTAGTATCCTGATTACTACCACCATTTACTGCTATTGCAGCTGATACTGCTGCTGATGAATTATCTAAATCACCTGCAGATAATGTAAATACTACATTACTATCAATTCCTGTAATATTTCCAGATTCTATTGTAATAATATTTCCTGCTTGGAATCCTTCTACAAATGTTGCATTTGTTGGAGTTATACTAATTACTTCTGTTAATAAATTAGCTTGAGCAAATGTGAATGTTGCTGCACCACCTGCTACACCAGCACCAAACGGAGTACCTGATAAGGCATTCATTGCTGCTGCATTAATTGTTATTACTGAAGAAGTTGTATATCCTGAAGCTCCTGTAGAGTCTGTAATAGTAAGTGTTGTTATATTACCTGCTCCATCTGAGGTTAAACTAAATGTACCACCTGCTCCACCGTTAGCAATATTACCACCATTAGATATTAAATTTGCTAATGTTAATCCTGTTGCAGTTTGAGAAGCTGTTGCACCTGTTAAAGCTGAACCAGCTCCTGTTATTGTAGTAGATTGAATTAATTTTCCTGCTGATGAGTTAAATATACAATTAAATGTAGCACCTGATCCTTTTGAAGAAGCTGTACCATTTGCTACTGAGTATGTATTTGAACCTGCTCCAGATGTACCTTCTGTTAAAACTTGAGTACCTGGGGTTGCTGTACCTACTGTATTTGCTGCATCTGGTGATTTAGCTGCTACTTTAATCATTCCTGATCCTAAAGATCCTGCTGGAATTGTTATTATGTCACCTGCTATATATCCTGTTCCTCCACTAATTACTTCTATTTCTGTAATTGTACCTCTTTGTGTACCTAAATCTGTTCCAGTTGTAACTTTAACTGTTGCTCCAGTTCCTGTACCACCAGTTACTGAAATTGGAGTTGAAGATCCAAATACTGTACTAACAAGACAATCTACTGGGTTAGTACCTGCAGCAACTAATGCTGCAAAACTACCTGCAGTTCCTACTGTATTAGCAGTTCCATTATATATTTTTCCTATTGAAGTTCC